TTAATTCAAAACTTGATACTTTATTAGAACATTTAGTAAATTATCAATGGAATGCCAGTAGTGGTAAGATATTACACAATGAGCATTCTCATGGAGCAGATGCAGTTAGAATGTTAGGTATGGCAATGCATAATAGAATGATAGACCCATATCTAAAAACAAGACAACAAAGGAAAACACCACAGTTTGTGGACGGAAGTGAGTTTATAGTATGAAGCCATTTGATAGAGCAAAATTATTGTATAAAGATAATCCTGATGAATTTTACAAAATAATAGAACATTGTGGTACAGTAGGAGCATTTCATTCAGATGATGATTGTTTTGTTTGTGCATATCAAACTTCTTCAGAGTCTATAAGAAAAAAATCAAAGATTATACTTGACAAACTAGATACTTGGTTTATATACATTCTCGCAGGTGACCCAAATATGGCTTTTCATTATACGATGAAAAATATGAAATATGTTGCATATGAACGTTTTGATGGCAACATTAGATTAGTTGAAAAAGAAAAAATTAAAAACTTAATATGGAGAACTTCCTTACGAGGAAGAGATTTTAAAAAACATAAAAACAGATTTGAAGTAGGAGTCTAAGATGGGTACAACATATAAAGCACCAAAACCTGCACCACCCCCACCACCACCTGCTATTACTCCAAGAGCATCAGAAGCTGATAAAGAAATGAATATTAGTGAACGTAGAATTATCGACCAAAAGAATGCTATGGGTAAAATGAAACCAAAAAGAAAAGGTAGAGGTTATACTGAAAAAGATACATTTAAACCAACAATGATTAATACTGTTGGACAAGGTATGACTGTAGCAGATACGTCATCATCATTATTTAAGAAAACACAAAACAAAAGTTATTAGTTAGGATATTATTATGGGAAGTAAACAAGAAGCACCACCAACGCCACCACCACCTCCACCACCATCTCCTGCTCCTACAAGAGTTGATACTGCAGGACAACAAGCAGTTGCATCAGCACAGTCAGGTCAGAGACAAGGTAGACGTTCTACGATTTTATCAAAAAGAAAACCAACTGTTAGTAAGTTAGGTAAACAAACACCACAAAAAGCGTCTAAAAGTATTTTAGGTCAAGGTAGTATGTAATGGACGGAAAAAACCTTGTAAGAAAATTTGATAGCATGAACCAGTATGCTTTAGGTAATTGGAAAAACCTATGGCAAGAATGTGCTGATTGGTGTTTACCTACAAACGATAACATCAATCGTGTACGCTATGGTGGATTAGAAAAATCTCCACAACGTATGATTGATACTTGTATAGAAGCTAACTATAATTTTGCATCAGGTTTTTATTCTCATATGTTTCCACCAAATAGTGTATGGGCAAAGTATAGACACCCTAATCCTATGTTAATGGCAGATGAGCAAGTAGCATATTATTTTGAACAAGTAAGTAGAGTTATTCATCAAATTATTGTTGGTTCTAATTTTGCACAAGAACAATTTCAAGCATTACTTTGTATGGGTTGTTTTGGTACAAATTGTTTAACATTAGAAGAAGATGATAAAGAAATAGTAAGATTTAGAAATCATATTATTAGCGATGTTAGATTAGAAGAAAATTATCTTGGTGAGGTAGATACTGTTGCTAGAGAATTTAAATTAACTCTTAGGCAAGCAATACAAAAATATGGTGCAGAAGCTTTATCAAAAGCAGGCTTTGACCAGTTAGAAGAACAATCAAAAGATTACGGAAGTCGTAAATATACTTTTATACAATTTATTATGCCAAGAACAGATTATGTGAAAGCAGATAAAAAGAACACACAGAAACCATTCGCATCATTTCACATAAGTAGAGAAAAAGGAACTATTATTTTAGAAAGTGGGTTTGACTATAACCCTTACAAAGTTGCAAGGTTTAGTAAAGGCAACGATGAAATCTATGGTCGTTCTCCTATGAGCATGATATTAGGAACTGCAAGAAGAACAAATATTATTTATCGTTCAATGGTTTTATCTGCTGAACAAAGGTCTAATGCACAATGGTTAGTACCTGATGATGATAGTGTTAGTAATATAAGTAATAGAGCAGGTGCTATAATTAAATGGAGAGCAACTAATCCTAATGGTAAACCTGAAAGATTACAACCTGCAGGAGATTCTAATTTAGCATTTGAAATGTATCAAGTTCATGAAAAACAGATTAAACAAATGTTTTTTAATCATTTATTCCGTCCTTTAGAAGATTACAGGAATATGACTGCAACAGAAGTAAATGAAAGAATGACTACTGATATGATGACACTAGCACCTTTTGTTAGTAGATATTTAAATGAACATGTTAATCCAATGATGGAACATTTGTATTACATAGCACAAAAGAAAAAACTTTTACCTGAAGTACCACAAGCATTAGCAGACAACCCAACGTATGAAATAGATTATGTAGGTAGATTATCTATGGCTACTAAATCATTTGAAACAATGGGTGCTATAAATACTTTACGTGTCTTTGGTGAATTAGCATCTCGTGACCCTAATATGCAAATGTCTTTACAAAATGTAGAGCCTGATAAATTATTTAGAGAAATATGGTATGCTAACAGTTCTAGTATGAACGCATTAAAAGACCCAAGTAAAGTTATGGAAGAACGTGAAGCACAATTTGCAATGATGCAAGAACAAATGATGGTTAAACAAGCACCTGCACTAGCAGACGCAGTTCAAAAAGTAAGTGGTGCAGTTGACCCATCTAGTATAATAAGTCAGGTAGAACAAGGGGATATAAATCTTGAACAGTGATGAATTAAATATTCTTATCGGTTCGTATAAAAGAGTTTTTAATACAGAGGACGGAATAAGAGTTTTAGAAGATATAGATGCATTTGCATTAATTGATGAACAAGTTGGAAGTCAATTATCTCATGCAGAGTGTGCATATCGTAATGGTATGCAAGATTTAATTAGATATATAAAAGCTTTAATAAGCGAGGAGAAATAAGATGCATAGAAAAGGTCATGGAAGTTCTAGAGGTTCAAGAAAACCTGTAGAGCAAAAAGAGTATAGTTCAAAAAAAGTTGGTTCTAGAGGTTCAAGAAGACCCAGTAAAACACAAGAACCAAAAACTGCAGGTGTTGGTAAAAACAGAGTACCAACTTCTAAAAAAAATAAAAAAGAAGAAGTACAAAAAATTGTTAATAAAAAAGCAGTTAAGAAAAGATTAGGTTCTAGAGGTACTAGAAAACCTGTTGAGCAACCAACATATAGTTCAAAAAGTACAGGTTCTAGAGGTTCAAGAAGACCAAAAGAAGCACCTGCTAAAAAATCAGGAAATAATATTCTTGAAAATTTAAAGAAAAACATAAAACTTAAAAAACCTAAATCTATAAAAATGAGAAAAACTATGTCAGGTTATAGACGTAAGTAATTTCAATTTAAATGGGCAGTTAATATGAATAAAAAGGAAGTCATATGTCGGAAGAAGTATATGAAGATGTAGCACCTGAGGGTGTTGAAGAAGAAGTACAAGATACAGAGCATTATGAAGAAGAAATTTCTGATGATGCTTCAATGTTAGATAATGAGGGTCGTTTTAATAGAACATGGGTTGATTCTTTACCTGATGATTTAGGTAAACATTCAATATGGTCTAAATATAATAACCCTGTTGAAATGGCAAAAGGTGCGATACATTCGCAAAGTCTTACTGGTCAAAAGATTGAAGATTTTATGACATCTGAAGACCCTGTTGTTATAGAACAAAGAAGACAAGCATTAGGTATACCACCATCTGCAGAAGACTATAATCTTGAATTGTCAGAAGAGTTTTCTCATGTAGAGTTAGATGAAGAAGAAGTAAGTGAGTTTAAAGAAGTAGCACATACTTTAGGTTTATCTAATGAGCAAACAGAAGCGTTACTCCATTATGAATTAATGAGAGGTCAAAACGAAGAAGACTATTTAGAACGTGAAGAAGAAATGAGTCTTGCAGAAGCTGAAGAAACATTGAGAGATGTATGGCGTGGTAATGATTACGAGTATAATTTATCTAAAGTTGCTAATACATTAGATTATTTAGGTATGGGAGATTTTAAAGATGACCCTGCTATTGGTAATAATCCTGATTTTGTTTTAGCATTTTTTGAAAAAATTTGTCCTTTAGTTGGTGATGATGCAGTTATTGCAGAAAGCAATGCAAGTTATCAAACTGTAGAAGATGGTTTGCGTAATGTTGAAAAAGAGATGCGTGAATTTAAAGGTCATACTCATAGTGCAGAATATCAAGCGTTAGTTAAAGAACGTGGTGTTTTATTAAATCAACAAGCTAAATTAAAGCCACCACCAAGTTTGTTATAAAAAATACTTGACAATTTATTAAAATAAATATATATGAATTTTAGATTTTACAACAGATACCACAATTTGTGCCTGATAGTAAATCAAAGGTGAGAACCTTAAATCAGGCAAGACCCTCCTGTCGAGGACACTCTAAGCCGAAAAAGTAAATTAACTATATGTATTAACTATTAATTCGGAGGTGAAATATGTCGCAAGACTTATTAAACACATATGTAATTGGCTTTGACAGGTCTATTAGAGAAACTGTTGAAGTTAATGGTGGTAAACTTCGTCCTTACATTATGTTAGCTACAGGCGACTTATATCGTAAAGAGGGTGTTTATCAAAGAACGACTGGAGGGGGTTTACCTCAAGTTGTTACAAACAGATTTGGAGATTCTCCAATATCTGAATTAGACTATAGCCGAAGACGTACATCAAGAATTGCTTACCAAGATGGGCAATTCATGGATTGGGCTGATTTGTCTAAAATGGGTGTAGACCCAAGAAATGCAAAGTTAACTGCTATGAAGAACAAGTTTCTTCGTCAAGAAGATATTATCATCGACCAAGCTATGCTAGGTTCTGCTAATACTACAGACTTAGAAACAAGTGCAACTTCTGTAACTTTAACTAACGCAGTATCATCAATTCATGATGGAACTGCTGAAGTACTAGAGGGATTCACTTATAGTAAGTTCTTACAAGCGTTAGCACAATTCGGAAACAACAATGTTGACGTAGAAAACTTAGCACCTGTATTCAAGATTTCTTGGACACAGTGGCAAGAAATGATGGCTGATGATAACTTCATCAACTTTGACTATACTGCATCTCGTCCAATAGACAGTAATAGTTATGGTAAAATCTACGACTACATGGGTGCAAAATTCTGTATCTCAAACATTATTCCTTACTTCAGTCAAAATACTTGTTCTGTTGGTGATGGGTCAACTGTTGGTAGTTTAAAAATTGCTAATTCTGATGTTGATAATGCAAAAGGTACATGGTCTAAAGTAGACGTATCAGTTACAGAGAATAATGTTTCTACTGATTATAACTTCCGTGCAGTCTACGCATTTGCTCCAAGTGCATCGTTGTTTGAAGTTAATCCTGACATGACTACCAAAGTGTCAGAAAGAGCAGATAAAGGGTTTAATTACTATGCTTACATGAAAGCTGAGTTTGGTGCAGTTAGAATGGAAGAAGAAAAAGTAGTAGTCATTCCATGTCGAGAAACTAATTAAGGAGGATTATTATTATGGCTAATTCAGACGAATTAACAAATGTACTTGCTAACAAATTAGTTAATAAATACGAGTATCGTGGTAATGTCCAAGCTATTACTGTAAGTATTACTTCTGCTACATCTGGACTTGTTCAAATCGCAGATACATTACCTGCAAAGGCTCGCATCGTTTTAGCAGACCTTACTACAAGTGCAGGAAACATATCTAAGTTGGGTACAACTGCAGATGATGATAAGTATGTAGCTACAAATACTGGTAACTTAGTATTACCAAATGACCTCGACGATGGAGATGAAGCTTATATTGACGTAGGAGGGGACGACCTTGCTATTACTTTAAGTGAGTCTGCTCAAGTTCGTGGTGTTATATTTATTGCAACTAATGAGTAACAACTGAGGGGAGGGCAACCTCCCCCTTATTTTTTTTTATTATGTCATTAACAAAAGTCAAATTATGTAATCTTGCGTTAAGTAAGATAGGAAATGAAAGAAACCAACTTACTGACCCAACGTTTTCTAATAATACAGGAAGCGTTTTTACACAATGTGATTTACATTATGACCAAGCACTAAATGAACTTGTTAGATTACACACTTGGAACTGTTGTAAAACAAGAACACAAATTGGTGCTAATGAAATAACAATCGTTATTCCTGCAAGTGTATCTGACTCAGGAAACGAAGAAACATATACATTATCTGCATCATCTGTTGATTCAACAAACAGACCTGTATTTACAAATAGCACTTCAGGAAATGCTGATTATGTTAGTCTTACTTTTAATACTACCAGTAAAACACAATGGATATTAGTTTTTGGTGCATCAAGCACTACAGTAACAAATGATGTTACAACTTATAATCCACCATTAACATTTAGTAATGGAGTTACTGTATCATTAGTAAAACCAATTTATGGGTATGAATATCAATTTAAATTACCAAGCGATGTAATAAGAACTATATCTGTTAGTCCAACAAATAGTATATATTACTACAGTAAACCATTAGTAGAATGGCATGTAGAAAAAGATATATTATTAACAAACAATCAAAAAGCATTTATTTGTTATGATAAAGCACCTGAGCCAACAGAAATGGATTCTTTATTTGCACAAGCATTTTATACATGGTTAGCATATAAATTAGCAATACCAGTAGCAGGTAATGAAAAAAGGGCAAATGATATACTAGATGAATTTACTAGTGCAGTAATGCCTGAAGCAAGAAGAGTAAATGGTTTTGAACAATATAACTTTGCTACTAATGATAGTGAATGGTTAGAAGCAACACAAACAACTGCTAGTTCAGGAAACAGTTATCCTCCTTTTGCTCAAACAGATTATAATACAATTCCATAGGAGGTAATGTGGCTAAGAAAGTCGTCAATAGTTTTAATGCAGGCGAATTATCACCATACCTCTATGCACGTGAAGATGTTGATAAATACCAATCAGGTTGTCAAGAATTAGAAAACTTTGTTCCTCTTCCATATGGTGGTGTAATAAGAAGACCTGCCATACAAGAACTAGCTAATACTAAAGATAATATTAATGCTAGATTATATCCTTTTACATTTAATGTTGATGAAGCATTTATGTTAGAAATAGGAAATACAGGTACAACTGAGTTTGATGGATATTTTAGATTTTATAAAGATAAACAACAAATAATAGAAAATGCACAAGATTTAACAGACGCAACTAAATTTAAATGGACACGAGGTACAGTAAGTGGCAGTCTTAGTAAATATTACTATTGCACACTTCCTGATGATAGTGACCCACAATTAGATAATACAACTTCATTAATTATTGATGGAGTTACAATATATGCTGAACCAACGGCTAAACCTAATGCACCATCGTTTTTTATTAAGGATAATGATAGTTTAGGTTTTCAAACAATATATTTAAAAATAACTAATAGTGGTGGTGCAGATGGACAAAACCCAAATACATTTACAGGTACATTAACATTAGGTTCACCTGCTTTTGAAGTTAGTCACCCATACTTAGCAGATGAAATAAAAGATTTAAAATTTACACAATCTGCTGATGTTTTATTTATTACACACCCAAATCACCCTGTTAAAACTTTAAGCAGAACATCTTCAGCAGATAATACAAGTTGGGATTTTTCTGACTTTGATTTTTCTACTGGATTTCCACCTTTACAAGAAGAAAATACAAATAAAGATTTTAGAATAACTTCATCAAGTACATCAGGAACAACAACATTAACATCAAATTTAGATTTATTTGACGATAATCATGTAGGTGCATATTTTAAATTTAGAGCAATACGAGATAAAAGTAATAGTTCTATAACTGCAAATTACGCTAGTTCAAACATTTCAAATGCAGTTAACGTTTCTAATTCTAATTGGAATATAACTACTAATGGTACATGGTTAGGTAAAGTAACATTAGAAAGAAGTTTAGATGGTGGTATTAATTTTGAAACTTATATAATAGTTGGTGATACTTCGGGAAATGGTACAACTGCAGGGCAAAGTAATGCTAAAAATTTTGCAACATCATCAGAACAACCTGAGGAAAATAATACATTTATACGTGTAAGATATGACCATGTTAATAGTTCTGCAAGCACTCCATTTAATTTTTCTTTTGTTATTGAAAATCCTTATATTGAGTCTTTAGTACAAATAAGTTCTGTAACAAGTGCAACAGAAGCAACTGCAAATGTTATAAGTCCATTCCAAGATTCAATACAAGATTATACATCTTGGTCATCATCACAAGCATTTTCAGTAGGAACAAAAGTTCAAGTACAATCTCCTTTTGAGTTTACAACATTTAATGATGGAAGTAGCACTATTGATTTAAAAGATAACACAGAAATAGTTGTAGGTG